TTGAGAATCCTTTTGCATTATCATAAAGAGATGCATCATCTTTAGCAGTTACTAATTCTTCAGATATTGTAAGACCGACTCTATATGATGGATTTGCAGTATATGCATCCAATACAATCTTATCAGAAGCAACGTCTACAAAAGTTCCTCTAATAAAATAAACACCAGCACCAATTGAAACTGATGTTCCTCTTGCACATGCATCTTGTGCTACCAGAGTTGCAACAGTATCACCTTCACTTACTGGAGTGTTTCCATAAGTAAATGCATCATCAGTAATAAGCACTTCACCATCGGTAAAGTATGCAACATCATTATCTGTGCCAGATGAGAGATACTTAACAAACAGGGTTAAGTCTGTAATACCATCAGCATCAGAAACTGGAAGATATCTGTCTACTATAGCGACAATATCAGAAGTTTCTCCTCTGAGTCTCTTACCGACAAGACTGCTGGCATACACCCCAACATCGATACCGAGATGCTCTTGATTAATTCTTACAGAATAATACTCTGCATCATAACTGATGTTTCCAGGGATGACCATCGATCCCTCTTTGAAAACATGACTACCAAATGCTTCTACTTGATTCTGTAGAATTGATTGTAAAGTCGTTAACTCCCTAGCTTGAATAGGGAATCCTGGTTTAAATAAGACCCTATAGAAATTGTCATACTTATCAAAGTCATCATAATAAGGGCTTATATTGAGATTCGTTTTCTGTGGCATTTTTTAAAATTCCAGGATAATTTTAACGTCTTCTTTTTGTCTAGAATTTCTTGAAATCACGGGGCGGTTATCAAGATAAATTACATCTCCCGACCCTTTATTTATCTCAGAGGAAGAAAGTCCATTTGTAAATTGAGACCCGAGAGAAACAATTTTGGACCCAGTTGGATTTGTCGTAATACCAGTAAATCCAGTATCAACAGACCCAGAGAAACCACCAGTAGTGGTTACAGCATTTCCAGATGATTCAAAATTAAGTACTTTCGATAATGTAGAAATGCCAACATAATCTGTCGTATCAAAAGTAGTTTGATTTAAGAATAGTGACCTATCTTGGAAATACTTAATAACCTTTGTTTCAGCATCATATGAAGCAACAAATCCTTTTGCAGTTCCACCAGTGACTGACTGATTGATTCTATCTCCAATAGAAACTGACCCAGATGTTGAAGAAAACTTAATCGCACCCAAGGATGAGAATTGATTTTCAGTAAACAGAGAAGTTGATCCAATTGAAGTTGGATTCTTAACGATACCAATTTGTGCAAAGTTGGTATCTACAGGGAAGTCTCTTGTAGAATCATCAAATCTTGCATATACCAAGACTTTATCTGCACCCAATTCTTTGTAAATATCATACCCATGACCTTTAGAAGGTGGTATGATGGGAATCAACTTTGCCTTTGTTGAAGAACTTGAGTTGATTGACCCAAGGTCAACAACACCATAGGTGTAACCTTTACCGCCAGAAGAAACTACCGTGTTTGTAATTTGACCAGAGCTATTAACTTCAACAACTACTTTTGCTCCAGACCCATCACCAATGATACTTAATTCATGTGACCCCTGAGAATATCCAGCGCCACGATTATCAACGTAAACTTTTTTTATTTGGTTTTCGTTTGTATCTGAATTTGCATTTCCTCTAACTGCCGCTATCTGTGCATTAGTGGAAGTTGACCAATCTCCTGGGAGAGAAATATATTCGGTCGAATCAAATTTAATAATATCACTTGGGGAAATAGTAAAAAGATATTTCCACACATATCCATCACCACTAACACCTGCCTTAGATGGCTCTAAATCTGTGAAAGTTGGCTCATCTAGTGATGCATTTCCAGTTGTATTGATTCCGGAAGAACCATTATCAATACAAATGTATACCTTATACTCACTATTAATTACATAATAGTTTGCATCATAAAGTCTAGATGACCTTGTGATAGGTGATAAGTTTGTCAGACTGTAGTCATGACGATACATTTCATATTTTGTTCCTCTTGCCCACTCAACTTTTCTTGCCAGTCTCCTTACATTGGTAGAGGTTACCCTCTTACCATACATCATACTATCTCCAACAAAATTTTCATAATTAAAATTATCAGTCGGAGAAGGAGTATCAGTATCCCAATCAGAGTCTCTACCAAACCCAGACGCAGTTGGATTTGACAATCCTACAAAAACATAATATGAATTGGAATTACTGCCGACAGAATCTACGAAGTTTCCAGCATTTAATATTCTAAACTGGTCTGTTACAATTGCCGCCATCTTAATAGCTTTTTTCTATATTTATAACTATCCTAGATCTTTTCTCAAACTTCCACTATCTCTCAGTCCATATCCTCTTCTTTGAATAGTTGGGAATGTTGATAATCCAGAATCGACAGTAAGACCAGTTACACCTATTGAAATTGGAGAGCTTGCTCTGCTAAATCCAGAAAGTCTACCCCAAGAGAATCTTCCTACTGGTAATGTAGTGGATCCAGTGGTGGACAATCCTGTAATATTAGTACCAGAGTCAACATTTACGGTGATATCTGCATTTGATCCACCAGGTGTATTAAGTGCATGAATAATATAAATGTTATCACAGAATGTTGTGCCAACTCCAACTACTGCAGAATTTCCACTGTCAATAGACGTTACACCAGACCCAACTCCAGTACCAGAGATGTAAATCGGATATCCAGTGCTAAGACCTGTAAATGAGGTAGAATTTAAGAAGAACTTAATTGCTAATGGATTTCCTGAAGTGCCCGTGGTTGTTGAAATTCCAGTTATAATTCCAGAGAATCCTTCAACAGTATCAATTTCAATAATATTTTCATATGAAACATTAGGAGTTGGAGCAAGAACTAATGGTGGGTTTGAAGTTGTATATCCAAATCCAGGATTAGTAACAGATGCTGTGGTTATAATACCTGCAGTAATTGATGCTGTTGCTGTGGCGGTTGTGCCAACACCAACTCCTATTGATTTTGGAGCAGAGATGGAAAGGGTAACTGAAGACCCAGTGTATCCAGATCCACCATCAACAACAGATAGTGAAGTAATTGTGCCAGCAGCGGAGACTACTGCGGTTATTGCAGCTGCTACTGGGTCACTACCAGAAACAATAAGAGCATTTACATTATTGATTACGATGGAAGACTCGTTCTCTTCATAATTAAAGAATTGTGCGTCATCAACAAATACTTCAGTATCTGATGTTGAAAGATCGCCAATTATTTTTGCAGTTGGATATACCTGCGCTTCAATGGAATCTCTGGACTTGTAAACCAATTCACCATTGATATTTACATCAACCTTTTGTTTTGTCCAGTCAAATGGTTTATAATTCTGCTCATCAATTCCAAGACCAGAATATATGTTTGTTTCAACTTTATCAGATGCAGTGATATTATAGACATTTCTATCTGTTTGATTAGTTGTAAATCCAATCGTATCACTCTTCTTAACTGTTAAGGTATCTCCGACTTTGATGGATTCGTTAACTGTAACAGTTAAACTATCAGTATCTCGTGTTCCTCTATAGAAGAAGATATCAATATCATCTCCCTCTTCTGGTGGAGCTGTGAATGTGAATGAGGTGCCTCCATCAAAAGTATAATTTACTCCTGGTTCTTGAATGATGCCATTTGCAAATATCAATAAGACATAGTTAAGGTCAATTTTAGAAGACTCTGAATCGTTAGCATCAATTTCAAAACTCAGAAGATTTCCATTATAGTAAAGTGGGAATCTAGTTCTAACTCCATTTTGCAAGGTGTCAATTGGGTCAATGAAATCCAATTCACCAAACTGCCATGCTGAGAAGGAATCAGTAAATGTATCGAGTACAGTTACCTCAAATTGCTCAACTGGTGAAGAAAGATTTACATCTGTGACAAGACCTACGGGAGTGAAGACATCGCCAACTCTAAATCCATATCCAGGTCTAGTAATCTTGAAGGAAGATACTTCAAACAGGGTAGACCCAATTCCAGTTCTGGAGCTGGCACCCACATCAACAGACAGCAACAATCCAGTGCCTGTATCGGTAGTAGCACCAAATCCAAGTCTTGATACCCCAGTAACGCTGAGATTTTCATAAGATGGCTCAGATACTGAAATCACAGGATTACTGTATCCAGTGCCACCAGCACCAACTGAGAATGATAACGTGCCACCAGCACCAACAGTTGCAGTGATGGAAGCAACATCTCCGACATGACCACTTTCATATACAGATACGCCAATGGAAACCAATCCATTGTATCCAGATCCATTTATGTCTGTGGTACCAAGACCAACGGATACAATTGATCCACCAGCACCAACTACTGCAGTTACAGAAGCACCAACAAGAGGAGCATATCCAAGACCAGGAGTTGACCCGAGTGAAACAATAATTCCACCTCTTGGAAGTTGATTTGCATTAACATCATAATCAGAAATTAGCAATCCTCCAGATGTTGTAATTCCAGTAAATACTACAGTAGAAATACCAGCACTTTCTACAAAACTGTAATTGTTTCCTACATTGTTTTGTGTGGTTGGGGTCTGGAAGATATCGTTAATAAACAATACACCACTTCCAGTCTCAATTCCAGTTGTATTTGCTCCCCCAACAGTTAAAGTATAAGAAGAATTGATTCCTGTAAATGACTTGGAGATATTGTCATAAATTTGATTGGTTGAATAATCATCTCTAAGATATACTCTTCCACTAAATGTTGATCTTGGGGTAGGAATATTTCCAGAATCAACTACATCAGTGCTGTTACCTTGTGGTGGCTCTGTGAAGTATACTTTGTTATTGACAATATTAAAGGACCCAAGATAAACTCTTGCTGTAGTTCCATCAGTGTGAG